TTTCCCCCACTTCGAGGCCTCCCGATTCTGACCCGATTCCCTAACCTTGAGCCTCCTCGACTCAACTCTTATGGCTAGCACTCTCCCCGACAGTCTGCCAATTGGTTGAACATTCAACTAATGACCATTTGAGCGTGGGAAAGTATGACCACTAAATGACCATTTCCGCCTTGACACGCCTGTATCAGGCGCGTAATCTTCTCTATATCGGGGGCAAGCCCCGACACTATGGAAGGTGGAAAGTATGAAATGGGACAAGAAGTTAGAACACAACTACCTCGGAATCATTCAGCGCACAGTTGAAGGTACAACTAAGGCGCATGCCTACTACTACATCAAGCAAGCAACGGGCTACTATCACGGCTATGTAGTCGGACGTTATACCTTCGGCAAGACTATCGACTACCGCGAATGGTTCTCGACTCTCGCTGAGGCTCGCGCCTTCGCTAAGGAGATAGACGAGAGCACCCTAGTAATTGAGGAGGTGCGCGCATAATGGCAATCCCTGTCTATCCCTCAATCTGCCTCGCTTGTGGCGAGCCTTGCCTAATGTATGTCCTCAACCAAGATTGGTGCCTAGAGTGCCTCCTCACCGCCAAGAATATCCTCACCCGAAAGGAAGTCGCATAATGGAAACAAAATTCACTAAGGAAGAACTCTCTCTCATTTATTCCGCCCTATTCCACGACTCTCAAGGCACTTGGGGAGACGGAAGAAGGCAGGAAATTCACGCCCTGCTCGGGCGCCTCGATTACTACCTAGCCCGCGCCTATGTCGGAAAGGAAATCGCATAATGAAGCAACTACTCGCCGTTCTAGCAATAGCCCTAAGCCTCCTCGCCGTCGGCTACCGCGCCACTCATCACCCCGTCTATGGCAACTGTCACACGACGGTAGACGGGCAAGTCTGCACCCTTATTAAGTACGCAGGGAATCGCTAGGTGCTTGACTATCCTCGACGGTTGCAATACCGTCGGGGGTGGCGAGGTACCTACCTCGACTTAACGCCTTATGGAAGGGGCTAGCAATGGGCATTAAAGAAGACATGATTAACGAGATTCGTACTCAGTTGTCTAAGGAATACATGACACTCGACGAATTTAGAGACAATATCGGTGAATGGGTGGATGGATATATCCCCGTTTACAACAATCAGATTATCCAATCGTGGCAGGCTATGCCTAGCGAGTACGACGACCGCGGCGGGGCAGAATTAGGACATGGAGAAGAAGTAAATATCATCAACCTAATGAGCCTCGACCTTTATCTCTATTATACCGACCTATTCAACGAGGCGCTGACTGAAGTTGAGGAATCACTAGAGGAGGCTAGCGCATGAGCCCTATCTATTGCGGCGACTGTCTCCGACCACTCAACGAGTGCCAACATGGAAGGGGCAACTAATGAGCACCTGTAGAAAATGCGGTGGTAATTCATGGGTTTATAGAACAGATTCTAAAGGTTACAACCACCCAAAATGCTTGAACTGTTTAGCGCAAGAAGCGGTAAGAAAAGAATTAAACGAAGAGGTAAACAAGTGAGCAAAATTATTTTCGAGAGGTGGATAAATGGGAAAAGAGTGGCGCATGAAATGCTAACTAATGAAGAATACCAAGTCCGCAAAAGTGAAATTATAGGCACTACCACTGTGATAGATTTTATAAAAGGAGAAAAGTAAATGAGCAACGAGAGGCTGAATTATTGGAGACTCTTAGCCGAGCAACATGAGTTGGAAGTGCAAGAAGCGACCCGTGAGGCGGATATCCCACGCGCTATTCGTGCCACTATGCAGATGGCGCACGCGCTAGAGCAGGCAAGAATTACGGACGAGCGTGGCGAGTAGTTGTTACTCGTACGACTTCTACGGGCAGGAGTGGCTCACCCATTGTGGGAGTGGCTCCTGCTCGTGGAGTATCTATACCCCGAACTTGCGAGAGGCTAAGCGCCTCCGACTTAAACACACGCGCCACGACTGTGGCAACGGATACTGAAAGGAGGAGAGACTATGAGCAGAACGCTGACTGAAACTATTGGCGAGCACGCTACTAACGCACTACACGAAGCGATTCGTATAGCGTGGCAGGCTGGCTACGACCAAGCGTTAATCGACATGCAAGAGCACGAACAACACATCAGCCAATTAGTTGCTGAAGATATCGGGGAATAAGTGGACAACTGGCAGGAATTGGGAGCATGCTCAGGGACAGACCCAGAAGCATTCTTCCCAGAATATAACCGTGATGCCAACACGCAGAAGGAGCAGATACTAGACGCGCTTAACGCGCTGAGAATCTGCTCTTCCTGCACTGTCTCGGCTCAGTGTTTCGCTTATGCGATGGAGCATGACGACTCAATAAATGCAGGCATATATGCAGGCACTCTCGCATTTGAGAGGCAACGCATAGCCAAGAAGCAGGGCAGAGTCGTCATCTCAGGAGGCGCACCGCGGTTAGAGCAAGCAATCAGGCGACACGCTAATAGGCAACAAATCGCCGTTCCCCCGTTAGGAGTAGAGCCATTAAACGAATCACTAAGAAGGCAGCAGCAACGCTCAGCATAGGAATTGTCCTAGCGAGCGCAATAACGACCCTAGAGGCGGATAGGAAGGCGATTAAACGCCATCCTAGAACCGCTTTACCACCCACTGTAAGCCAGTTAAAGTCGTGGACACAGAAGCAGTATGGCAAAGACGCCATTCAATTTGAGTGCCTCGACCTGCTCTGGACTATGGAATCCCACTGGAACTATAAGGCAGTGGGAGCAAAGACAAGACAAGGCAAGGCATATGGAATTGTCCAAGCGTTGCCTGCAACAAAGATGAAATCTATGGGCGCAGATTACTTGACTAATCCCTACACTCAAATAAGATGGGGCTTGCGTTACATAGAACTACGTTATAAGAACAACGCCTGCTGGGCGTTACGTCACGAACTCAATAAAGGATGGTATTGAATGAGCAGTGGAAATAATGTACGAGAGATGGACTGGACGTGGGAGTGCCCAGACTGTCGTCATCTCAACGAAGATGTAACTGTATTTGTGGATGGAGTAGATGATTACGCCAACGCTACCTGTGAGGCGTGTGATTACGAGACAGAGGTCAAGGTATGAAGGACTGTTTCTGCACCAAGACCTACCAATGCCTCGGATGTGAAAGGCAAGAAGAACGCAAGCAGGCTATTGCAGAAAGACGAGCACTCACTCGCAAAATTGCAGAGTGTGGCACTCGTGCTGGATACAATCGCCATCTCAAACTGAAGGAAGAAACCTGTGCTGACTGTCGTCAGGCACAGAAGGAATCGGTAATGCGAGCGCAAGCAAAGAGAAGGGCAGCATGAACAGAAACGGAAACAAACTAACGCCTGCAGATGCAGCACTTATCCTGGCGGAACTGGATAGAATTGCAGAACTTGAGGCACAGATACCGCTACGCAAGATAGAACTAGCCAAGAGATTTAATGTAAGCCAGAGCACTCTCACTAAGATTCGCAATGGCACCACATGGGGCTGGCTAAGGGAGCAGAAATGAATGAGCCAATAGTATTCGTAGCCATCCTAGCCAAGCAGAAGGAAGCAATGCTCCCTGCCTGGCTGGAATCGCTGAGCCAATGGGATTACCCAAAGGACAAGATGATTCTCTGGGTACGCAGTAACAACAACACAGATGGCACTGAGGCTATCTTGCGCAAATGGGTTGAAGAGAATGGCAAGTGGTATCGCTTTGTCATTGAAGACTATAAGAACATTGACGCACCAGTGCAGGAGTATGGCGTACATGAATGGAATCCTGTGCGCTTTAAGGCGCTCGGTGCCCTACGTGAGGCCAGTGTTGAGGCTGCTTGGTACGCAGAGGCAGACTTCTACTGGGTTGTGGATGTAGATAATTTCGTCAAGCCACACACGCTACGCACAATGGTAGGTTACAACCTGCCAGTGGTGGCACCAATGCTGGGCAGTGCAGACCCAGAGCAACCTGCTTACTCTAACTATCATCTCCTCGCCAATGTGCGAGGCTACTTCCTTGATGACATCCGCTACTACCAGGTACTCAAGCAAGAGATTAAAGGCTTGATAGTCTGTGATGTGGTGCACTGTACCTATCTCATTCGCAAAGATATTCTCACCAAGATTCTCTATGTGGATGGCACTGATGACTACGAGTATGTCATCTTCAGTCGCAACCTACGCAACCTGGGCATCCCGCAGTACCTAGACAACCAGGAAATCTTTGGCTATCTCTCAACGCGTGAGAACCTTAAGGCAATTCAGGAGAAGATGAATGGCAATTAAGCCAACGGAATTAAAGAAGTTGGTGGCGCTCCTAGATGAGGAAGCGCCATCGGCTGAGTGGTTAGCCAAAGCAGTATGGGAATTGGTAGAAGAACTGATGGCGCAACGCACGCAGTATGTTGTCTACGCCATCCACCCAAGCCTCAATATCGTGCAGGCAGTTGGCCCATATGCAACAAAAGATAAACTGTTAAAAGATTATTCAAAGCGTATTCATGCTTACGACAAGCACTCTCGTGCTATCATTGCAGAGTTAAAGCATCCAAGTGTGATAACAAAGGATTAACACGGAGTCCGTCCTTTCGCCGTGTTAATGGGCCAGTCTCCTCAGACCTTCCACTGAGTTGTAGCGGCAAGACAAAAGCCTCGGCGTAAAAACCGAGGCTTTATCTTTTAGGTACTTCCCCTATACCTAAATCT